AAACATTTAACGTGGGCGGATTTCCAATGTTGCAGCCTGGAGATAGGGGCGAAGCAGGTAAAAAAACACCTGCAAAAGAGATTGTCAATTGCAGGTGTACAAGTGCTTATTTGCCTATAAAATAATTTTTTTGTTTTGAATTAAATAATTGGTATAAATTTGTAACAATGTTGCAAACAAAGAATATACTTACCGATGCAAAAGTTTTCAAGTCTTTTGTTAGTACCGTTAAAGATATTGACGGGAAAGGTAGAATCATAGTTGCGGCTAATGCTTTTAATAATGAGGATGCACATAAAGATATTTCTTTACCGGGTTCTTTTAATAAGACTTTAAAAGAGAATTTCAACAGGCTAAGATGGTTCTTAAACCATGATACTAGCCTATTATTAGGCGTACCAATTCAAGGCAAAGAGGCGTTTCCTTACTTGGAGTTAGAAGGGCAATTGAACATGAACAAGCAGATTAGCCGTGACGTGTATGAAGATTATAAGTTATACGCTGAGCATGGGAAAAGTTTAGAACATAGCGTTGGGGTTTCGGCAATAAAAAAAGAAATTAAAAGCGACGTCAGGCATGTGAGCGAGTGGAAAATGTGGGAGTATTCAACGTTAACCGCTTGGGGCGCTAACGAAAACACGCCAATGATAGGCATGAAAAGCTTAACAGATTTAACAGATGGTATAGATTGGTTAAATACCATGCTAACTAAGGGTAATTATACCGATGAAAGGTTTTTACAAATAGAGAAGCATTTATCAGATTTGAAAACACTTGTAACTGAGCCGCAAGCAAGCACTCAAGACGACAAGCCGAAAGAGAATGTGACAAATGTTATCGAGGCAATAAAATTATACAACTTTTTAAACTAAATAAGATGGAATTTAAAGACGTTCTAGCTGCGCTAGAAGAAACTAAAAGCAAAACAGTTGAAGCAGGTACAAATGCCGCTAACGCTGTGGTTAAGGCTGCAATGGATGATTTTGCAAAAACAGTAGATGCTAAAATAGCTACCGTAAAAGGATTGCCAGAAGGTTTTAATCCTGAGCAATTGCAGAAAGATGTTGCAGACACCGTAAAAGGTTTTGAAGAGTTGCAAATGAAAATGAAAAAGCAAACTAACTACCCTACGCAAAAGAAAAGTTTTGACCAAGTATTTGGCGAAGCCGTTTTGGATAATCAAGATGCTATCTTGAAAATGGCTAACGGTGAAAAAGGCGCTGCTAAAAGATTCGATTTTAACATCGATTTAAAAGCAGTTGGCGACATGTCTACAGATAATGTTACAGGTTCTACCGTTTGGGGTGCAATAAGCAGACAAGGTATTATCGAAGACCCTAAACGCAAAGTACACATGCGTGAAGTTATTAGAGGTGGTTCTATAGGCTCTGGTACCGACTACTATTTTATGAAGCAAAACGGCAACGGTGAAGGTTCTATAGCATTTACTGCTGAAGGTGATACCAAACCACAGTTTGATGAAGATTTAGTAGAAAGCTCTGTAAAGATTGAAACCCTTGCAGGTTGGGAAAGAGTAACAAGGAAAGCCATGATGAATATACCTGGTTTTATCTCTTTCTTGCAATCTCGGATGATTGAAAAACTTTACAAAGCAGAAGATGCAGGTATTCTTTACGGTACAGGTACAAGCCCTGTAATTAAAGGTATTTTAACTGCTGGCAACTTTACTGCAAGTACTTCTACATCTACCGTTTTGGTTGAAAAAATCATTGATGATTTAGCGTTGTTAGAAGACACTTACGAAAGAAGCGCCAACTTTATCTTACTAAGACCAGTTGATTATTTCAGCTTCTTTAAAAATGTTGCAAGTGGTAGCGGTGAATATAACTTGCCATTTAACGTGCAAATCGTTGGCGGTCAGTTGTATATTAGTGGTGTGCCTGTAAGAGCAACAACTGCATTAACAAGCGGTGATTACATAGTGGGTGACTTAGCAGGTGCTAACTTCTTAACACAAGAAGGTATGAGGGTCGAGTTCTTCGAGCAGGATGGCGATAATGTTAGAAATAACAAGATTACTATACGTATTGAAGAAACTGTTGCGCTACCTGTGTACGGTTCTAATTACTTTATCAAAGGTGCTATTTAGTACTAATTGAAATAACCCTAAAAGGCTGCTGCAATATGTAGCAGCCTTTTTTAATTATTTTTATATGAAGATTGAATTTTTGAAAAATCACACAATTTACAAGCTTGGTGATATTGTTGAAAATCACCCAAACGCAGCGTATTTAATTCGAGTAGGTGCGGCAAAAGAGTACGTAGAAGCAAATAAAAAATCAAGCAAAAAAGATGGCAAATTATAACGCAGTATTAGATGTAGATTTTAACAACGGCACTATAACAGAGCCGTTAAGCTTAGAGGATGCTAAATTGTACATGCGGATAGAGTTTTCTATAAATGAAGATGATGGGTTAATAAACTCATTAATAACATCATCTAGGGAGGTTTTAGAAAAGTATTTAAATGAAAGCCTTATCAATAGAACAGTAACAGCAACTATTTGTAACCTTTGCGGTAATATTTATTTGCCATATTCACCAATTACAAGCACACCTGTATTAGTAGATAAAGACGATATTACTATTAGTGATGCAGTTGTAAGAGGTAGTAAAAGAAAGTGGGTAGAAAGCCCTAAAAGTGATTTTATTAAAGCTACATACACCGCAGGATATACGGCGCTAACATTACCTTCACATTACGTGACAGCGTTAAAAATGCAGGTACTTTATATGTACGAAAATAGGGGTGATTTGCAAGTAGCGCCAATGGTAAAAACAATTTTAAGTAACGCAAGAAAGTTATAGTAATGGATATTGGCAGCATGAAAAGCAGGGTAAGCATTTTTTTATTATCACAGTTTAAAGATGAGTTTGGGGGTGTACAGACAGACGAAAACACCCTATTAGGCGAATTTTGGGCTAAGGTAGAAAATAGAGGAGGCAGCGCCAACTATTCACATAACCAGCAATTAATGCAGTATGATTATAAAATTACCATTAGATACCAAACGGCTGCACCTATAGCCATAGGCTATGTAGCGGTTTTTAACGGTAAAAGATTAAAAATAAACAGCGTAGAGCAACAAGAGGAAGGCAACAAAAGATTTACAATATTAAAATGCAGCAACATTGGCAACTAGTGTAAAAATAACGGGTTTAAAAACGCTGCAAACGCAGTTAAAAAACTTGCCTAAAGTTGCTAAAAATGAATTGTTTGAAGAATTTAGCGATTTCGCAAGGCTTGCAGAAGAAGAGGCTAAACAAAGAGCGCCGACAAATACAGGTGATTTGAAAGGCAAGATAAAAGGTGAAGCTTTTTATCAAGGCGATTTGGTCGTGGCAGATATTAGCGTTAATGTACCTTACGCCGCTTATTTGGAGTTTGGCACAAGAAAGTTTGCTGCAAAGTATGTTGCAACATTGCCGCAAGATTGGCAGACATTTGCGGCTGAGTTTAAAGGTGGTGGTATAGGCTCAATTGAAAAGTTTTTAGCTGATTTAGTGCAGTGGGTAAAAGATAAAGGATTTGCTGCATATACTACTAAAAGCGGCAACAAAAGTAAAAGCAAAAACAGCCAGCAAGCAGAAGAAAGCGCAGCTTATATTATAGCAAGGAATATTTTAATAAATGGCATAAAAGAGAAACCTTATTTATTTCCTGCAATTCAAAATCAAACACCTGTATTATTGGACAACTTACAAAAAATAAAACTAGCATAAAATGAGAGATGTAGAGCTAGCATTAAGAAAGGCTTATTTAACCGCAATAGATGCAAGTGATGCAGGTGTAGAAATGTACTACGGCGGCGCTGCAAATCAGCTAGATGCAGATGCAAGCTACATTTTATTTAAAGGCATTACAAGCAACGGAAATAGTACAAAGTCTAGCAGTGATATAGATGTTACGGTTACGCTACAAGTATACACGAAGGCTTTAGGCTCAAATAATGGTATAGATTGTGCAAATATTACAGATGCTATATTAACCGCTATATTGCCTTCACCTGCTTTTAATTTAGATTTAAGCGAGTTTGACATGCAGTGTGTAAATACTGAGTTAACGAGCAATAGCAGCACAAATTGGACTGTTGACAGCCAACTAGTATACACCGACAGGGTGATAAGTTTTAGGCATAAAGTTTTTATTAAAAACACAAATTAAAATATTATTTTTACACTAATAAAATCAACACAAAATGGCAGAACATAAAGTAAGCGGTCACTTAGTTTTATTACTGATAGACCCAGCGGGTGGCACTAGTTACGACACTATTGTTTGTTTAAACTCTCAAAGTTTTAACAGTGAAACAAATGTTATTGATGCAACCACGAAATGCGGTAGTGATAGCTTAGTAGGCATTGCACCACCAGAAACTATTGACTTTGATGGTGTGCAGTTGTTTGACCCAGCAACAGGTAAATTAAGCGGTGCAGATTTGTACGATTTGAAAAAAGCGGCAACTGTATTTAGTTGGAAATTATCGGTTTCAACACCAGTAACTGGCGATGTTGTAAAGACAGGTAAAGGCTTTATTTCTACATTGAGCGAAGAATATTCTGTAGATGCGGCCGCAACATTTAGCGGAACTATTACAGTAAAAGGCGATACAACGCAAACAGTAAATATTTAATATGTACGTAGCAATTGAGTTAGGCGGCGAAAGGCGAGAGTTAATGTTTAACATGTATGCTTTAGAAGAGTATACGAAAAGAATGTTAAACGACTTGAACGCAGCTATAGCGGCAAATCCAAACGTATCTGTAGAAGATGTGAAAGTGTCGCAGGCTAGTCTTGTGTATGCTTGCATATATTCAGGGTTGTTGGGAAATGCTTACGCAGAAGGTAACATTAACAAATTAGGCTTTACCTTTAAAGATGTGATAACTTGGGTAGATGCGGCTAAGAATGAAGATTTAGAGGCTGCTTGTAACTGTTTATCAGAAACCGAAAGATATAAGGAAAACCTTAAAAATTTAGAGGGTGCAGTTTCTAGCTTAAACGAAAGTGCTAAAAAAAAAGTGAGCCGAAAACCCACGAAGAAAAATGGTTCTTAGTTCATAAATTAGCATTTGGACGTTTAGGCTGGAAGCCTAGAGAATATTATTTGAGTAGCCCTTACGAGTTTTTCGCAGCTTGTGAGGGCTATTTTGATAAAATAGAGCATGAGATGAGCGTTGCAAGATTGGCAAGTTATCGCATACATCAAAGTTTAGTAACAAAAGCGCTAAAAATAGAACAATACTGGCCGCTAGAAAGTGATAAGAAGCCAGAAGTTAAACAGTTTGTTATGACGCAAGAAGAAAGAGACCGCATTTTAAAACTACATCAAGGCTCATAAAATGGCACAATTAGAAGGCTTAAACGTACAGCTAACAGCAGATGTAAAAGGGCTAGCATCTAACTTAAAAGTAGGTGAAGATGGCGTGTTGAAATTTGCCAAAACAGTCACTCAGCTAGAGGCGCAATTAAAGTCTTTTCAAAACGGCTTAAAAAGCGCAACCAACCCCGAAAGTGTCGCACGGTTAAACAGGGCTATAGAAGCAACAGGCGATAAAATAAAAGCTATTAAAGGTTTTGGTAGCGATGCAGGCGATGGGCTTACAAAGTTTTCTAAAAGTTCTAACTCAGCAGCTTTAGCGTCAGTTAATTTAGGTAGAGTATTACAAGATGCCCCTTTTGGCTTTATAGGTATTGCTAACAACTTAAACCCATTACTAGAGAGTTTCCAAAGATTAGGCAAAGAAAGTGGCGGCTTAGGTGGTGCATTAAAAGCGCTAGGTAGTAGCATGTTAGGTGCAGGAGGTATAGGTTTAGCTTTATCAGCTTTTCAGTTTTTTGCATTAGGCGGTGTTGATGCCATAAAGAAAATGTTTGGGGCGTTGGGCGAAAACAAGGCAGTAGCAGAGGCTAGGAAAGAGATGGATGCGTTTAATAAATCGTTAAAAGATGCAGAAGCAGGGGCGTTAGCAACAGGTTTAAAACTACAATCATTTGTTGATATTGCTAAGAACGGTGCTTTACCGTTGAGCCAAAGAAATGAGGCGTTAAAAGAGGCTAATAAAATACTTGGCGAGCATGGCACTAAACTAACATTAGCTAATGTAGCCACAGAAGCTATTACAAAGCAAACAGAAATGTTTACTAAGGCTCTAATAGCGCAAGCGGTTGCGGCAAAGTTTACTGATAGGATTGCGGATTTAACTATAGAGCAGGCAAAGGCGAAAAAAAACCTAACAGCATCGGAAGTAGCATATCAAAAACAAGTTGCTAAAACAAATGAAACGCTTGAAAAGGGTATTGGCGGCAGGGGGCAAATTGGTAGAACTGGCATCCAATTAGGCGGCGAATTGTGTACTAAAAGAAAGGAAGATGTTGCAACTGTTACGAGTTTAGCGATTCAAATAAGAGACCTTACGGAAAATCTTAACGAGGCTACATTAGCAGGTACAAATTTATTTGGGGAATTAGGGACTAGAGCAAAAGAAGGTGGTAAAAACGTTTTAGACGTATTAGCTGAATTAAAAAAAGAACTATCTGGATTAAATGCTTTACGCTCACAAGGTTTATTATCAAGTTTTGAGTTAGATAGTAAAAGTATTGACGCTTACCAAAAAGCGATAAAAGAAATAGCTGGTATAGATGCTGGCAGTGTAGAAATTAGCAAATTAGGCTTAACCGTTAATCCTATTGTTATTCGAAATCTCATTGAAGAAATGGAAATGAAGATAAAAGATAGCAGTGTTAAGTTAGATGTACCTGTTGAAGCTGCACCCGTATTAAGTAGCAATTTCGATGCAACACTTAATAATTTAGGTATTAAAATTTTACGCAAAAGGTACACTGATGCTTTAACTAAAGCAAAAATATTTAGCTTAGATGGCGTTCCAATTGACTTTGGCAATACAACAACTGAAAGGCTAAAAGTAGAATACGATAAACTAATACAGTCTCAAGTTGCGCAATCACAGGCTTTAGCCTCCATTATTTATAACTCAACCTTGGAATCGTTTGCAGGGCTGGGCGATGCAATAGCAGCAGGGCTAAGCGGTGCTAACTTTGGGGCTACTTTATTTAGTGGGCTATTTCAAACTTTAGGGGCAGGATTACAGGCTTACGGCAAGCAAGTTATTGTAGCATCAAAATTGTTGATTGCTTTACAAAAAGTATTACCATCAGGCAACTTTGCAGGCTCTTTATTTGTAGGTATTGGCTTAGTTGCATTGGGTGGCTTAACAAAGAATTTAGGTGCATCTTTAAAACTTGCCGACGGTGGTTTTGTAAGCGGCAAAGGCACTAGCCGTAGCGATAGCATCCCTGCAATGTTAAGCAATGGCGAGTACGTTATAAATGCAGCAGCCGTTAGAAAATTTGGCTTAAATAACTTAGACAAAATCAACAGCTTACAAGGCTTTGCCGCAGGTGGTGTAATAGGTGTACCACAGCCTTACGCAGTGCCTAATAACAATGTGAACATTAGCAACTCAGGCATAGTTGTAGCGGTAGAAGGTGAGTTTAAAATGCGTAACGATGTATTAGCATTGGCAGTAAAAAAAGGCAACAAAACGGTATCAATTAACGCTTAATTATGGCATACGGATTAAGACATTTATTAGAGTTTGATATGGCGATTTCGGGCACGCCGCAAACCTTTACATTTAATATTTTACAAAAAAACTACACAGGCGCACCTGCAAGGTTGTTAGGTGCGGCGCAACCTGTACTTGACAGATACCAAACAGATGAAGCACAGCCTGCAATTAAAGGGCGTAACGTTGAGTTAAAGTATATAAATGAAGGTAGCACTCCATTAACGGTATTTTACGCACCAGAAGACGATACTTTTAAAGGTCAGTTATTTTGGGGAACTACTTTACAATTTGAGGGCTTTTTAGTGCAGAGCGATTGCACCGAACTGCTAACAGATGCAAGGCATGAAGTAAAATTATCATTTACCGATAATTTAGGATTACTAAAAGATATAACATTAGACCAAGCTTATAAACCAGGGTTAAACGACTTACAAACAACCACCGAAAACATATACCAAAAGCGAACTTTATTAGATGTAGTTAAGCACTGTATTTATGCAACATCGTTGCAATTACCTGTTAATATATTTACACAAATGCAGCCTGTTGGTGGTATTGGTGCGAATTTCTTTGACATGACGAGCATAAATATGGAAACCTTTTTGGCATCTGAAAGCACATGGGATAACTGTTATAATGTTTTAACTAAAATATTTACAGCGTTTAAATGTACACTTGTGCAAGCCAATGGTAGTTGGAATATTGTGAGATGGAATGAGTTGAGGTATTGTTTTCCGCAAAATAGAATAGCAGGATTTGGCTATGCCCCAAATTTCACACAAATAAACACGCAGTATTTAGATACTGTAATGCCTATAGGTATTGGTAGCCCACACGTATTTGAGGCAGGCAATCAAGAAAGCATTGA